CTGTCCAACGTCAGGGCATCAACAGAGTCCGTCCAGCCTTCAGGGCTGGCTGGAAGGCGACTATCGAGCTGATGGTTTTGTTGCCGGAATATATTGATCGAAATATTTTGCGAGAAACTATTGAAAGTGCTGGTAGATTAGTGGGAATCGGTGATCATCGACCAACATTTGGCCGATTTGGCATCGTTAATTACGAGTAATCTCAATGCTTTACCTAGACCGTTCCAGAAATGGAGCGGTCTAGGTTAAGGCTCTGGCATGTTCTGGCGCGGTAGGGTTAGGACTGGCTTGTTTTGGCAAGGTTGGGCATGGCATGGCGACATCGGGCAAGGTGCGGCGCGGCAAGGCATGGCGGGGTTAGGTAGGGCATGGCGATATTTGGTTCGGCAAGGCAAGGCTGGGATTGGCTTGGTGAGGTGCGGATTGGTGAGGCATGGCGATCTTTGGAAGGGTGCGGCATGGCGATATCTGGCAAGGCTTGGCTAGGTAAGGCATGGCGAGGTTGGGCGAGGCATGTCTGCATAGGGCTAGGTTGGGTAGGGACAGGCGAGGTGTGGTGAGGTGTGGCTTGGCCTCGGGCAGGGCGTGGTCTGGCGTGGTCTGGGATGGTTAGGTGCGGTGAGGCACGGCTAGGTCTGGCGATCTGTGGCGAGGAGCGGCATGGCTGGGTGAGGTCAGGTCAGGCGTGGAATGGTTGGGTGAGGCGACATCTGGCAAGGTAGGGCAAGGCCGGGTCGGGTGCGGTGTGGCAAGGCATGGCGATCTGGGGCGAGGCATGGCTGGGTGAGGTGTGGTCCGGCCAGGAGAGGCATGGCGCGGCGATACAGGGTGCGGAATGGAGAGGCCCGGTTGGGCGGGGCTAGGCATGGCATGGCATGGTGAGGTCCAATAAATGAACGATGCAGCTATCGGGCATAATTCTCCACCAGGAATGATCGAAATTACTGATCAAACGATGAAAGATATTTCTGCTTGGATGGCAGAAAATCCAGTTATCAATAGTGAATCTTCTAAAGAAGCCAAGCTTTTCCTCGATAGAGGAAAATTAGCTATCCAGGATATGGAAGATGAGCGCAAAAAAAGAGTTGGACCACTTAATGACGAAGTCAAAGAAATCAACAATTCATACCGACCAGTCGCCGCAAGAATTTCTAAAGTCGTTGATACGCTATCGGATCGACTCACGGCTTTTATTAAAGAAGAAAGACGCATTAGAGAAGAAGCAAATCGAGTTGCTGCTGGACTTGCTAGAGAAGCCGAGATCAAAGCGCGTGAAGCTGAGCGTCTCGAACGTGAAGCAATTGAGTCAGCTAATCACGGAGAACTTGGAGTTGATGTTGCGGCTCATGTCGCAGATGCCGATATTGCCTTCCGTGACTTCGAGAAATCCCAAAGAGCAGCAGCCCTCACGGAGAAAGAAACCCACGTCAAAATTACCGGCGGCTTCTCACGAGCGGTCAGCCTCAAGACCAAAGAAACGCTCGTTGTCGTTGACGCACAAGCCGCACTCCAAGAAATGGGAGCCAACGACGAAATCAAGGAAGCCATCCTGAAGCTGGCACGAGAGTATCGCCGTGCAACCGGAGACCTTCCTCCTGGAGTCGAAGCGTCATACAGGGAAGAAATATGAAACTAACGGTAGTCGATAAATCAGTCGATGACTTACGCGACAAGACTCCGCCTGGAATGGCCTTCTGGGCTGGAACAGGGCCGAAGAGGACAACCTGTCGTGAGTGCGAGCATTACGAATTCAATGGCTACAAGAGCAATCGGGGCACTCATCGAGGAGGTACACTGAAGAACGGTAAGTGTGAGAAATACGCGACCATGATGGAGAAGGATGGATCTAAAATTCCGTTCGACACGCCATCATGCAAATACTTCAGCCTGAATAAAGCAGTCCCGCCAATCGTTAATCCAAGGAAAGACTAATGGAACAGACAGTCATCACCGTTGCTGGCATTACGCCTCCGGCCCCTGGCAAGAAGCAGGGCAAGATCATCGATACCAATGGAGGCTCATGGAATGTCTGGGGCGACAAGCTCCAGAACTACCGCATGGGGGTTTCCTATGAAATTCAGTACGAAATCAAAGAGTTCAACAATCATAACTTTAATCTCATCAGCACCGCCAATCCAACGAACTCATTATCGCAGCAGTCGACACTGCCATTGCAGCGGCCACCTAACGCACAATACGTTCCTAATCAGCCAGGGCATCAGACCATGCCAAGCCAAGCGCCACAGGCTTGGCCCGGTCCTACACCAAAGGTGCAACTGACAGTCAAGGACGAGATGATCTTCGTCTGCGGCATCATGAACAATTCAATGGCTAATGCCAACGTCAATCCTGTCGAGCTTACCCTCGTTGAGATGATTGCCATGGTCAACAAGGCCAAGCAGGCTTGGCGAAACACGTTCGGAAAGTTTCAACAAGCCGACGATATGAACGATGAGTTACCGGATCTTGCTCAATGAGCAATGAGTTTTCATTCAGCGACGAGTGTCTGAAGGCCAACGAGGAGTGGGTGGATAAGGAGTATGCCGCCCAGCTCCTTGAGGACACCAAGACGCTTGTCATGGCACAGCGTCAGGCTGCGCTTGGCGAAATGGCTGTCAACAAGGCAGAGCAAACCATCAAGGCCTCTCCTGGCTGGTGGGACTATGTCGTATCCATTGTCGATGCCAGGAGAGATGCCAACCTAGCCAAAGTCAGAGCGGAGCATAAAAAAATGCGGTTCTATGAGAATCAGTCCAGAGAAGCTAACGTCAGAGCGGAGATGAAACTCTAATGAAGTGTCCATACTGCGGATCCAGGATGGAAGGTCCTGGACCGGACGAGGTCTTATCGCCAAAGCGCAGGGCAATCTACAATTTCATCGCCGATGCCGGACTCAAGGGTGTTTCCAGAAAGGAAGCCTTCGCCAAGCTATTCCCGGGATCCAAGGCGGAGGCATCGCTGCGGACTGCGATCCACGGCATCAACAAGGACATTGAGCCGAACAAGATCGTTTCCAATCACGGCATCATACGCTTGCTTGGAGTCGAGCATTAGGGGTGGTTCAGCAGCCGGTAGAAACGCTCTTTCTCTTCTTCGGTTGCCGAGGCATTAAAGTTTGCCTCTTTCCGCTTGGTTAGACGCGCCGATGGATTGAGCGTGGTCTTGATGTAGTAAGTCTGGAGCCCCTTAGGCACTCCAATCTCCGTCATCTTGTCCACGGCACCATCGATATTGCCCCTCTGGATCTGCTTGCGGATCTCCGGAAGTGCCTGAGATAGTTTGTATTTCTGACGTTCCTCGAACTTGTAAAGCTCGCCCATGGCAGGGCCGCCAGGGGCCCCCTTGGAGAACGTCAGACCCATCAGAGGGCCAAACAGCTTAAGCAGGTTGGTCTTGGTCTCACCCTCGCCTCTGGCCAGTTCTCCCATGGATTCGAACTGAGAAACCGGCACCTGGGCCGACATGAAGGCCGTGGCGATGTTGCCAGCATTCTGCACCATTTCCGTGGTGGAATGCGGATCTGGATTGTAGAGCTTGCGGCCAAAGCCGATGTCGTTTGAGGCCAGTTGCCATGCCGGTCTGACCATAGTGCCAAGCTTGCGCTTCACCATGTCGAATGGCGATGTAGACCAGCCAAGGACTTCTTCACCGATCTTGCCGGTCGGGTTCCGCATATAGATGGCGGAGCCATCCTGCTGATAGCCGACCAGGACACGATCCTTCTTGCCCGGTTCGTTCTCCGATGTGGACGTAAGACTCTCGACGGAGTCAAACGGATGAGCCAGAACCTCGAACGGATGCTCCTTGGTCTTCTTCAACAGGGCTGCAATCCTATCGACATAGCCCATGCCGATCTCGCCAAGGGACTTATCGCCGCGTAACCTGTCAGAAATATCCTGAAGCAAAGAGTTACCGGCATACATAAGGCCAAGATCGAGAGCGACGGTCATCGTTGCCTTGCGCTTGGCATAGCTCCGGATCTTCTTCAGGGCTTCTGGACCGGCGTCTCTGCCGATCTGAGCCTGAACATCCCTCGGCAGACCGACAAACATATCCTTCATGGCACCGATGTTGCCAAGCGTGAAGGTCCTGGAGAACAGGGCCAGATTGGCGAACTTCCTGGCATTCTCAGACATCGACTCCGCTGGCAAGGCACCGGCATAGCGGTTAGCTAGGTGCGCCGCAGCACGGCCAGCGGTCTGCTCGTCATGCCCCTTGGCAATCAGGCTCTCCCTGAAGTTCGTGTAGAGACCCATCTGAAGGCGGGCGACCTGATCCCACAGCAGGGTGTTGTGCCAGAAGTCGCCAAGGGTCTCGATCCTGCGCCTGACTGTATTGCCAGCCGCCTTGCTGAACAGGTCGGGAATTGCCGCCAGGGTCTCACCGGTCCAGGATTTGCGTGGTCCCAAGGTTGGCGCTTCCATCATCGAGGTGATGTCTTGCCTGCCAGCGCGGCCTCCAATCGGAACAAGGCCATTCCTGACGGCATCCTGCATGAGCGGGATGTTCTTCAGAGCCCGGTCGCCATCGAAATAGATCCTGAAGGTCAGAACCTTACCCGGCATCGCCGGTAAGGCACGGCCCCACTCCACCGCGTTATGGATCAGCGGCGAGTACATGATGACCGACATGGTCTTGGCCTTGAGATTCATCAGGCCATTGTAGATTTGCCCCTGATCCTTGGCTAAGACCGACCGCAGCGGACCCTCGAAATCGGACCTGACATAGAGCGGCTTCTTCTCGAAGACGACGTTGCCGTTCTCGTCCTTGACCGCAGAGAGTCTGCCGGTTGCCGGATCAGGAGCAAGCTTGGGCTTCCAGGTCGTGAAGGCGGGATGATCGACGGTGAACCACTTGTAGGGACTGTCGGATGGCACCGCCCCCTCGTGAACGGTTTCCTCGCCGGTCCTGGCACCAGCCTCCTTGATCTTGTTGATCAGAGTCCGGCCCGCCACGGCATCTCTCAGGCGGGCTGAAGCCAATGGCAGGGCACGGATATTCCTGGCAAGCTCGGCATCCTCGCCCAGGATCTTCTTGCCAGCCGCTTCGGTTTCCTCGGCAAACAGGTATTTTCTGCGCTTAGTGCTTGGCGAGGTGGTCCTGAGATTAGTGCCGATCTTCGTTAAGGAATTGGGTGGTGCATCGGTGCCACTGGAGACCTTGGGGCGGGGCGTGGGAGGGCCTTCAGAGCCGGAGGCAACCCGCAGAAACTCTCTCGGGGCATAGTATTTCCGGCCCTCGCCACTGACGATCCCGGCGTCGACGGCAGCATCCCAGGACTGACGAGACTCTGCCTGAAGTCCCTCCATAGCCGATCTTTCGGCAGGGGTAAGCTGAGCCAGCCCCCGGCCTTCGGCATGTTGCTGTGCAACAAAGTCGGCATTGCCCATCTCCTGGATGACGCTTTCCTCGTCGCCAGCCTCCCACATCCGCTTTTGCTGCTCTTCGGTGAAGTTCTTCTTGATGATCGTATCGACTCTGGCCCACTGCCAGCGCGATGACCGCTTGCTGTCGGCAAAGTCCCTGGCAATGGCTCTGGCTTCGTTGGAGCCGCTCCTGGCCGCCATCGGCGTCAGCTTCATCTGGGCGTCGTTGACGATGTCGCCCAGAGAGCCATCCATCCATTGCTTGAGCTTGGCCACCACCGGACTGCGTGGTCCTGCAAGGATCTGGGTGTATTCGGCATTCTGATCCCGCATCAAGCGGGCTTGTTCCGCATAGTGGGCTCTGGTTTCTTCCGGATGCCATGGATCGTTAGCGTTAGCCTCAAGGCGAGGCAGCATGCCATCGTTCATCTCCACGACATTCCGCATCTGCTCGGCATTGAGGCCGGTTGGTGAGACCCGGTTATCGGCCAGGACCCCCTTGGCCAGCTTGTGCCCTGCCGCCGGAATGGCAGTGCCAACCACACCTTGGGCATAGGCTTGGCCGAGATCCTCGGTGACAGGCTTGCCTTCTATGACATTGGTTGCGGCTTTGGCACCCACCGAGACTCCAGGCTGGACAGCCACGGACTGAAACAGCAGATGCTTGAGCGGCTCCAGGGCCTTGGATCCCAAGCCAAACAGGCCCCAGCCTAGGCCAGAAGCAGCGCTAGAAACCCCGGTCTTTTGCAAAGCCCTGGTCCAGGCCCCCTCCTTGTCGCCAGGATGAGCCTTAAGCTCCTCGGCGTAGGCAGGGCCGATGGTCTTGGCGGCTTCGGCCAAGGCAGCGCCACCCATGCCGCCCATGATAGCTCCACCCGGCACCGGGGTCAGGGCTCCAGCGCCAGCACCAAGCAACCCACCGGCAATAACCGGGGCTCCTTCGGCAAACTGATAGGCCAGTTTTGGAGCAAGCTTGGCCTGTGGCGACAGCACATCGCTCCATTTCAATGGAGCGGCTGCTGGACTGGGCTTCTCGGCCTCCGGAGTAACACCGGCCACCATCCCGGCACCCTGTCCCAGGCCGGTAAAGGCATGACCAAGACCTTGGGCTCCCGCCTCCAGAATTCCTGGCATGATGGGTTCCGGCTCTGGCGTAGCTGGAGCCTCTGGGGCTGGAGTCTTATCGAACTGATCGAAGATATTCTTAGACTGCGCGGCACCGGTAGGTGCTGCTGCCACAGGTGCGGGCTGAGGTGCTGGCGAATCGAACTGGTCGAAGACGTTGGCCATTACTCACCAAGCAGCTTGGCCGCCCATCCTGGGTATTTTGCCTCGAACTGAGCCCTTATGGCTGGGTTATCCTTGTTGTTTTTGAGAAACTCAAGGGCTCCGTCTGGAGGCGGCGCTACACCACGCTGACGTTGCGCTTCAACGAACGAAGTGGCTTCCTGCACTCGCCTGTTGACCTCCGCAATTTTCTTGTCTCTTGGAATAGTCGGATCGTTGTTAACCGCATTCTGGATAGACACGATGCTGCTCGGAGGCAGGCCGCCCTGGCTGGATGCGCGGCCCAGCAATCGGCCAGTCTTTACTGGTTCACCAGTTGCAGGATCGGTAATGACTCCGGTCTTGGTATTGGCGCGACCAACCTTTACCTCGTTAGTTACTGGGTCGGTGTAGTTCAGAAACTGATACTTGCCCTGATCAAGAAGACGACTCTGGTAAGCCTCCATCCTCGCTTCGTGCGGAGTCGTGCGAGTGTATTTGTTCAGTTCACCCTGGGCATGACGGAATAGCTCTTCCGCCTTCTGGTTGATCTGCTGCTCGCTGCGAAGCTCGCCACGCTGCTTGTCGAGATAGGCAACACCGGACTCGGCACCCTCAGCCAAGCCAGCAACACCGGGCTTGGTGCTTTGCGCCATCTTCAAACCGGCCTGAACCAATGCCATCCATGGCGACCGCGTTGCTCGCTGGCCAAAGTCACGGCTCAAGGCATCCGGATAGGGCTGGGCACTTCTTGGCATACTGAAATCGCTGAGCTTCATATCGGAATTGAGTCCAGCCAATCGGCTGCGATTGGGATAGCCGCCAGTGCGGTCTGCGCCGCTGGCCACCTGAACGTCGGGCTGAGATGGGGCCGGAGGCGGAGCCGTTCTCGGGGTTGTATCCGTGGATACAGGACCCCGTGCTGGAGAGCCTAACGCGGCCTGATTGTATGGCCCCTTGAGAGCTGAAGTATCGAACGGTCCTGGAGCATTAGCGGCCTCTTCCCTTCTCAGCGGATCACGGAGAAGACCAGCCTGACGCAGTATCTCGGCTTGGTCACCAACCGGCGCGTTTGCCGGTGAAGGCGTGGCTTGGGCTGCTCCAGCCGTTGCCGGAGCCGCAGTATGCGGAAACATCGTCACATCGCCCTTGTAGTCAGCTTGGCCGCGATTGAATGGCCACATGCCAAGGTTCGGGGCTTCGCGCTCTATAGGACGGCTGTAATCTGGCTCTGCTGGGGCAGCGGCATCTATCGGATTGAAGTCATCAGGCGAGTATTCCTCTACGTCCACGCCGCCGTCTGTGGCATAGCCATGAGGAGCCTTGCCGCCTCGCTTCATCATAAGGAGCGGCAGCACGGCTGATGCCATCTTCGCCATGTCGCCCATGCCGCTTGAGCTTGATCCTCCGCTACTAGTGGGAGGGTTCAGATTGAGATTGTTATGAGACTGGCCTGACGTGTCTTGCATCGGGATGTACGGAATAGGGCTCAATCCCTCAGTCTCACCGCCTCCGGCAAAACCCATACCAGCATCATAGGGACTGACAGCGCCACCACCGGCAACCGTACCGCCTCGTTTGAGGAGAAACGGTATGACGGCGGAGGCCATCTTTGCTATATCGCCAATGCCGCCGGAGGAGCTAGACCCACCGCTCTGGCTCGGCGGATTCAGGTTGAGATTGTTGTGCGATTGCCCCGATGTCATGTGCAGCGGGATGCGGGGGATGGGATTCAGATCCCCGTAAGGCGACAGTGATGGTTCTTCATCGTCACTCCCACCGCTGGCATAATGAACAGGACCACCGGATCGGTAATAGGTCGGACCAAATCCGGCTTCGTTTGCAGGGCCGGTATACATCGAGGCATTAGGGCTGTTTGGTGTGCTGGTCGAACCGCCACTGCCGTCAAAGGCACCGGCTGCACCGGCAATACCAGCCCCGGCGACACCTAGACCGGTAATCTGATTAAACAGGCTGGGTTGGGCTGGTGTTGTGGACGTGTTTCCAACACCCGTTGTGGTGCCACCCATGGCACCGGCCAGACCTCCGGTAATGCCAGCCAGGAACTGAGCTTGCTGATAGGGATAGGCGATCTGAGCCAGGATCTGCTGATACGGGCTCATCAGCTCGGCTTGGGTCTGCTGCTGTTGCTGAGTGCCAACCATGCCCAGGGCGTTGGTGGCTTGCAGATTGCCGGTTTGCAGGTTCTGCCAGCCTTGAGCGGATTGAAGAGCCTGCTGCTTGGCTTGCTGAGCCGCCGACAGCGCTTGTCCATAGAAGCCGGATCGGGCCTGGGCCAGGATATCGCCTTGTGTCTTGTCTAGGTTGCCGCTGACCAAGCCAAGACGATCAGCACCGACACCACCGGCCATGGCGGTGGACTGCCCCATGGTCTGAACCCGCTGCGGATCGAAGATGTACTTCTTGATGTCGGCTTCGGTCTGATCCGCATACGGATTCATATTCTGGTTGATGTCGTCCTGCGTAATCGGAGCCTGTGCCGTCTGGAGATTGGCTCCGGCGGTGTTATTCAGGCTGCCCTGCATGCCCAGGATCTGATTGAACGATTGAGTCTGGAATGGATTGAAGCCAGCGACCGGCGCTGCTGGCATCTGGAACGGCTGCTGCGCCGCCCCCTGCGCCATATTGAGGGCTTGAGTGCCAGCGGCTCCTATCTGCGGGGCTGGCGTATAGGTCTGCGTTTGGTTAGTAGCGGTAACTTGTGGCTTGGGTTGACAAAGACCGCCCATTTGATGCCCTTAATGAGCCGTTCGCGACAGGCTCGATCCGGCTGTTAACGAGCCGGGATAATAGAGGAATAGCTCGCCTATTTTTGGGAACATGCGGCGGAACAGCCTGCACTTGGCTTCGGTTCTGTGATTGGTAACCACCGCAGACATTAAGGGCATCCCGATGATATCGGCTTGGGTCTTCATCCAGCCGGTGAGTGTCTTGGCGTGGCCGGTCGTTCGGTATTCCGGATCGACAAACACCAGGAAATCCGTCAGGTGCTTGTCGTAAGTGTACCACAGATCAGAGATACAGAGGCCGCAGATAGCCTCCAGGCCCCCTTCCCTGCCGATCACACCGATGATGCCTCTGAGGCCGGGGTCGTCCTCAGGGATTGCATCCGGATTGAGGAATCTGGTCAGCATCCAGTGCAGCTTGTCCGGAGCCAGGGAGAACTGATCGTTCTCATTGTGGGCTTGCAGGAACAGCCTGAGGCACTCCTGGTAGTCACGCATGGTGGCGGCACGGACAATTTCCATATCATTTCTTCGGTGGTTTTAGCTTCTTCAGGGTTTCGATGTGCTTCTTGCGGGTATGAATCACGAACCGATCCAGCACCTTGTGACCGGCCTCAAGATCGCCATGACCGACCTCCCTGACTTGGTCAGGATGAATGACGTATTCTCCGCCAGCCGCAATGATTGGAATATCGCCCTGTTCTGACTCTGCCGCGCCACCTTCCTGGAAGGTCCTACGCAGACCGACAGAAGCACCCCAGTCCTCTGGCTTCCGACGCAGCGGTATGTCGTTGGAAAACGTATGAGCTTTGCCCGTCACCTCTAAATCACTGGTGAGTGGATAGCTGCCGGTAACCTCGTGCTTGGTGATGCTCGGGAAGTCTTGGGTTCTATAGTCGAGCTTCGGCTGGCCACCATCGGCAAATTTGCCCATGCGTATTGGTCGTATCATCTGAAGACGAGGCATCCTGGGCGGCCTTGGACTCTTCGGTAGTTTGCCAGAAAGCTGCGCGGTTGATTGAGGGCTATAGGGTCCGGTCTTGAACATCGTCCCCAGGATTTTCTCTCCGGCCATGGTGTTGCCTTGGCCTAGAGCCGATGGGATGTCGGCTGGCAGGATGTAGGACCCAGGAGGAACACTCATCGGTAGCTTGTCGGTTCTGCCGGGGACCGCCGACCTGATCATCCCTGGCGGATGCGGCGGATGGTAGTAGTAATTCTTGCTGGGGTTGGAGTAGCCACCCCTGGCCAGATTAGGAACACCACCACGATTCATTTTATCGTTCTCCTTTTGAGGATTCCCATAAACGAAAGTGCCGCCACCAGCCACGCCAGCAACACCGGCTAGAGTGTTTCTGAGGTGCAGCTTGGTTGGATCGAACTTTGCCATGGCTTGGCGCAAAGCGCTGGTCTTCAGAAAGATATACTGAGTATGAAGGCCATATTTGCTGCTGCCCATATCCCTCATATTGTGAGCGGCAATCATATCAGCGCCTTGGCGGTGGCCAGCCTCGATGAGAGATTCCATTTGCTTCGGACTATAACGGTTCATGCCGGACCACTGCTTCCAATCCACCTCCATCGGCTTTAATGCTCTGGCGACATAACTTGTGACATTGTGTCCGTAGTTCTCGGCTACCAAGCCCGGAATAGTAGAAGAGAAAAACCCTCTTTCCTGCTGAACGGTCTTATGGGTAAACGGATCTTCCAGAGTGTCGGGAATGGGATAATGAGATCCGTGATGAACCGAAAGGTATGGGTTGAAACCAAGCTTCTTGATTTCGCTCTTTGATTTATGAACTAAATTCAGCGGCTTGATGTCTTGTTCTGGCGGCTTCCATTCGGCCCAGTTCTTGATCGGCTTGACCAGTTGTTTGAATCGATTGTCAATCTTGAATGGAGTGGCTTGCTGGAACCACTTATCTGAGTCGTGTCCGCCAATAAGAGGCTCAGGCGGGTCAATCGCAGAATCAAGCTTGGCCTCGTACTCTGCTACGTCCTTTTCATATTGGGTCTTTGGCTTGGCCTTCACTGTTGGCGTGGCAGTCCATGGGTTATCAGCTCTGATAAATTCATCGACGGCCTTACGGGTTTCTGCTGGCAATCCCTTGAACATTTCCTCAGCGGCTGCGGGATCGTTCAGATTCTTGAGATACTCATGAATCTCCTGAGGCGATCCTTCAAGTGGATTGAGTGACTCAGGCGCAGCTTCATGCGGCTTGGATTCAAGCAAGTCTGCATATCTATCGATGTTAGCGTTGAATGCCTTGTCCTTTAGGAGGTGCGGAGGAATGGCGAACTTGTCTGTCTTGGTCGAGAAATAGTTATAGTCCAGCGGAAATTTTCCATCCTTGCCGCTGCCCTTAGCTACCGAATTAAACGGCGAGTATTCCAGCTTGTTCTTCAGCGCCTTGATGGCGAATCCAACCTTGGGCTGGATCGATGGCGGTAGATTACGAAACACCGCCTCCGCAGCTTGCGGATTTACATGCTCGGCAATCTGCCACAGGTGAAGAGCGGCATCCCAGTGATTAGCACCATACGGACCTTTGCTCAGAGACTTGCCAATAAGCTGGAGGTTTTCCTTGTTGAGTGTCGCATCGGAAATCATGTTCGTCATCTTGGGGCCGATAGCCTGAGCAAACGACATCTCATGGAGCTTATCCAGTGGAGTCTTCTCTGGCTCGACAAAGTCAGGATGGACTGGAGGAGGAATCTCGTTGGCAAACTTGTTGTAGTCCTCTTCCGTAAATGGAACCTGCTGATACGGGTCGCGAACCTGATCCATATGTGGCTCCTGAGTCGGTTCATAACTCTCAGGAATTTTTGCTTCCGATTTAGCCTCTGGCTTAACGCCGTAATGCTGCTCGATGTTGTATTTGCGCTGGAGCAGCGTGGACATCAGCTTGAACTTGTCCATCTTGTTGCCAGGACCGTACATCTCGACAAGTCTGGCAATGTCTTTGCCATCGACATTGGCGATCTTCTGAGCCCCGATCATTTCAGACTGGTGTTCTATGTCGCCAAACACCTGAGCCGACAGATGGCTGTAGCTGGGATCGGCCATCGTGTTGAGTTCATCGACCTCGGGAGTAAACTTGGCTTTCTTGCTTCCGGTGCCTTTGTATAGAAGGCCGCCACCGGTATCGATGACGTGAGCCGTGCCGGACGGATCGACCATGATGTTGCCGAGAGGATTCTCTGGACCGGTGCCGACAGTATCATGGTTGGCGAGCAGAGCATGAATCGGATAATTCTCGTGCAACCCATTTATGTCTTTGTATTCTCTTTCGCTGTTACTAAGTTGAACACCCTCGATCTTCCTGCTGGCAATTCCTGGCTTGCCATTAACGGTCGTCAGGCGAACATCGGCCACCGGAACATTGAACAGCTTGTAAAGTTCAGCCGTCAGCTTCTCATTCTTGGCTTGTTCGATGCTTGGTGCCTGCTTGACGTACCATTCAGTGCCAGTGGCCGGATCAAGCTTGAATCCTCCCGGCATCGTTCCCTTTGATGAGGAGATTGTCTCGAACTTGGAAGTGTCGAGGAGTCCTTCCTTAGGGATGCTCCGGCCAAACCTGGAGGCGACCCCCATGACGCCAGCAACAGCCGTGGAAAGCATATGACCACCAGGAAGCGATCCAAGAGTCGCATTGAATGTTCCCATGGCCCCATGCTTGGCGGCTTCTCCAATCTTGCCTTCCTCAAGAGCCTGCTTGGTCCTGACAGTGTCTTCCATGGCGGCTTGCTCGCCGGAGCCAGGAGCCAGCATCGAACCAAACGATCCAATCTTATTCAGCGCTTCATCAAATCCCGGCCCTGCATAGCGATGCACAGCCTCTTTGGCCGTGGTATAGAGGTCGTGGACGGCACCATAGGACTTGTCTTCCGGTCGGCCAAAACCCAGGAATGGAGAATCGCCAGGATCGACATTCTCCACCCCTAATGGACCCTGGATCTGGAATGGAGGGCGAGTTGGCTTGTTGAAAGGATTGGGATCCTTGGGCGTAAAGGCATCAGCTACCGTATCTGTATCCCAGGCTTCCGGTGCCGGTAGAACATCACCACCATCGGCATACTTCTTGGCCGCCCGCAAAGCGGATCTGCCTTTGTCGGCAGCGTTGAATTCCTTGGCCACGGATACCGATGGGCCACCACCTCCAGGCTTCTTCCAGCCATGGGCGACGGCAGCCATCAATCTAGCCTGCGCTGGTGATACGGATGGCATCAGGCTGACCTTATAAAGGTTAAGCCTTGGGTCATGCTAGGAGGCTGAAGACTAAACGGAACATTGCCTCCAAGCTGGCCAGGGCGAAGGCCGGTGCCTTGATAACTGGTGTCATAATTTGCTTCATCAGTCACAAAGCCGCCGCCACCACCACCAGCACCAGCCGCATACACGCCATGCGGAACAGTAACAAGGAGATGGGTGTGGCTCGGATCATAAACCGAGAGTTCGGGTACTTCACCATTTACGATGTAATGGTAGTAAATACCGCCACCAGCGAAAATGGTATTGCCATCTATGGTATAGGGTCCAACAAATGTATTAAGCGGAAGTCGGCCCGTGCCTCCGTCCATGGAATATCTTGCACGGCCTCTACAGTCCGGTAGAGTTCCACCTATTATTCCAGCAAGAATAGGATATTGAGTCGTGTTGAATGCACTTCCATCGCAATAAAGATACGGAAGCTGAACGGTACACGCCGATACCCATGTTGGATATCCACCAGTAGCATGATCCATATAACTGCCAACAGGAGGCAGATTCCTGTATCTAAAATGAGTGCCATCCGTAACGCAGTCGAATGCATTTCCCGGTATGGCACCAATCGCTCTGGAACCGGCAACTGTAGTTTTCAAAGTAACCGAGTATGCGCTTGACCCGGCACAGTTGTTAAAGATTGTGTAAGATCCGGTTATCGATGCCGGTGGTGATCCTACCTGGGGGAAAGTTATCGATACGCTTGCCGTAAGAGTGCCGGTAAAGATTATCCAAGCGCATTGCATCTGCGCTTGAGATAACGACACCGAAGCAGCAGAAAGCGCAATGGAAACGCTTTGACCAAGCGCTGCATCCACCACGCTCCAATTGGCATTGGTGGGCTCATCCCAGTTGCCAACGTAACTACTGGGGGCGACCTCAGTAAGATTTTTTGCTAGTGTAAAAGTGACCATGATTCCCTCTAGGCCGACCGTATGAAGGTTAAGCCTTGGGTCATACCGGGTGATTGGAGACCAAACGGAACGGCAGATGCAAAGATCTGACCAACTCTGACGCCGGTATATGAGGCGGTAGTAGTATAATTTATTTCATCCGTCACAAATCCGCCGCCGCCGCCACCTCGACCGATATAATACGCGGTATGCGGAACAGTATTGACCGTATGAGCGTGGGTTGGATCGTAAACTGAAAGCTCAGGAACTTCGCTGTTTGCTATGTAATGGTAATAAAGACCACCACCGGCAAACAGGGTATTGCCGTCCAGGCTGTTAGGTACACTGCCATTAAGTGGCAGCCGTCCGGTTCCTCCATCCATTGAAAATCTTGCGCGACCTCTACAGTCAGGCAAAGTTGTTCCTATCATTCCTGCCAGGATAGGATATTGACCCGCTGAAAATCCGGATCCATCGCAATAAAGATACGGTAACTGAACATTGCATGCGAGTACCCATGGTGGGTATGAGTTAGAGGCAAAATCCATATAAGTGCCGATAGTAGGTAGATTTTTATATCTGAAATTAGCTCCATCGGTGATGCAGTCGAATGCATTTCCTGGTATGCAACCGATCACTCGGCCAGCCGGATTTGTCGACTTCAAGGTAACTGTATAGACGCTGGAGCCAGCGCAGTTGTTAAAAACCGTATAAGAACCGGTTATCGGCGCTAGAGGCGAGCCAACTTGCGGAAACGTGATTGCTACGTTTGCCGTAAGTGTTCCGGTAAATTGTATGTAAGAGCATTGCATCTGCGCTTGAGAAAGAATCACCGGAGAGGCGGCAAGAGCAATTGAAACATTCTGGCCAAGCGCCGCATCCACCACGTTCCAGTTAGAGTTGGTAGGAATATCCCAGGTGCCGACGTAGCTGCTGTTAGCAACCTGATAGAGACCCTTTGCTGTTGTGAATGTGACCATTGATTCCCTCTAGGGTCTGTACCACGGTATGTATCCAGCAGCACCAGAGCTTGTGGTAACTGCAATGAATCCAGCAGCTTGTGAAGAAGTAAAAGCGATGCTCGAATTCGCCGTGCTAATTGCTGACGATACTAATGTGCCCTGCTGAAGGAATGTAGTACCAAGCCTGTTGTTCAGACCTTGGATGGCAGCTACACCATTCTGAAGCGCGGCAAGAATGTCACCGATGCCAGCCATTAGCGTCTCCCTGCCAGAGCAAAGCGATATCTGATTCGACCAAGCCGCCAGAATGACTGACTGTTGCTGTGGATCGTAATCGACATCAGCCTGCCGCGAAGTCTCGGCGAGATATATTCAGTCGATTCAGTTACCGTAAACGGCCCGTAAGCGGTTGGCGCGTCACCTGGATAATTGGCGGAATAGAAGGTTATATCGACCGAGGCATTCTTGCTGCCATCGAGCAGACCCCAGATGAAGTCTGGCAAGACATAATCAACGAATGCCAGATCATTGCCTTCGGTGATCGAGAACCAGCCGGTCTGGAATGCTGTCGAGCTGACGCCAGACTGGACCGTTCCAACCTCATGCTGGACTATTGTGCCTAAGGTATCGGCGGCAATCGGATTACCAAGAACAGAGATATCCACCCAGGCCGTCCTGGGCATCAAACCGTAATCCCACGACTTGGTGAGGATGTTGTACTTTACATAGGAGTCATTCTCTGTCGCATTAGATGATGGGAAAAACCAAGTGATCTCATTGAACGATGAATTCGGGGCACAGCGAATCTTGTAGGTATTGGTAGGGTTCAGGTTCTGGAATATGTAGTCCCAGACAGTGCAGGGCACGACCTCGACGCCACTGGCGCTGATGGTAAAGAAGTTGCTGGAGCCGCACCAAAAGACGCTACCGGCAATAACACCGGCAGCATGCTGTCCAATAAGTCCGCAGCCAGTGCCGACCTTGGTGAAGTTGAAGATGACGGTGCCGCCGACATACTGCATGATCCAGGCATCGATATCGGTCCAGATCACCCCATAGTTTGGAGCCTGGAGGCCACCCATGATGATAGATCCACCGGAGAATTTAAATCGTCCGGCAGCAGTCGCATTGGATATTGTCCAGTTGGTATAATCCAGGGCATCGGACCAGCAGACGATTAGATTGTCCTGAACTCCGGAGGATTGCACCGATCTCCAGGCCACCAGGATCTGTTGTGGCTGAGAGATGAAGATGCCGCCATTAAAGAACGGCGCTGTTGCTACAACCTGAGCGGTGAAGAATCCACTTTCCGGCGAGTAGGCGTAGATTGCTCCATCGGTGGGACATGCCAGAAGCGTTGCACCCCAGTTATCCTGGCTCCAATCCAGGGCCATGATCGGAGTGCCGGTGGCTCCGGCAAAGGTGATTCCCGTTCCACTAAATCCACCGCTGCTAAAGCCGCCAATACCGAATCCAGCGCCGGTCGTTTGCACACCTTGGGTAATGTAATACTGAAACTGAGCAAGCCCGCCATTCATCGTGGAGGTAAGTGTGGTGCTGGCGAGTGTATTATCGACAATCGTATATTGAGTGCTATCGATGACACTGGCGATGCTGTAGTGACCAACAATGAGATTGCTGCCTATTGTGGTCGGCGCTAAGAATTGCTGCTGGATTCCAGAGATAGCCAGATATCCATTGTTAGGAGACGTAACGACAATCGTTGGCGAGCCGGACGAGACCGTGAATGTCGGTAATATTCCACTCGACCCGATAGTGGCTGTCGATGCGATACTAGAGAAAATTTCATATCGGCCAGTGCTTAGAACTGTCTGTATCTTATACGAGCCATTCAGATATAGACCGGCGATAGAAATCGGAGTGTTGAAGTAGACAGAATTATATGGTGCCGGACCACTGTTCGGATCGTTGATGCGAACGACACAACTGCCAAGAGTAACGCTGACATCAACCGATGGATTGGTAATCAATATCTGCGGGGTGATGTCTGTCATAGCCCCGGCGCTGCTGGCGACGATCAGGTTCTGAGTCGCGGCAATGCCGAGATGCTTGACTCCGGCAACGTCCTGCCAGGGATGCAAGTCGCGCACTGTAGATGGAATCAGTGTCGGTATATACTGTTGCCATCCGCCAAGCGTTTCGATCAGGTCGTTCCTGAACCGGATCAACTGAGAGACGGAAATTCCGGCCTCATTCAACGAAAGAGTCCGCTCCACATCGACGGTAGGTCGAAGTGTGACTGAGGCCATTGGCATGAATCAGGTCCTCTTCCCAGCCAGAGGTGCCGGGGCCTGAGAAGTCCAGCCATCGGACTCCCACTTGGCTCTGGACTGCTCCATTGCTGCGGAGGCAAACAGAGTCTTGTATTGGGTCTCCCAGGAAGTGGCTCCTTGCGGATTGTCAGACTGGCCGCCGAAGTCACGCATATAGCCAAAGCCAAACACCATCGATGCAGCGATAAAAAGATCCGGGCAATACTGGGTCAGGAAGGTGCTTGAGTTCGAGGTACTCAGGCTGGTTGGCCGTTGCAGACCGACAACCTCGGTTGCATAGGCCGCATCCGGTACAGGACCCAACAAGACCGTTGTCGGCGACCTGACTGCAAACATGGTCGGCACCCCTGTCACAGTCCGGTTTGATGGCCACAGAGTGGTTATCACCTCTGGCGCAACCGGCATCAGTGAGCTTCTGGAACCATTAGATGAGGTCGTCCCCAGCGGGGTGATGATGCTGAGGCTGTCGATGGTGATGAAGTTGCCCAGTG